CCCTTGGTCCCTTAGCAGATAAACAGCACGTTTATAGACAGGGAAAACCATTTCTTTCTGTAACCGCCCGTGTGCGCTGCCAACCTGCCTAGATAATTCAGCCATACGCTCGGCAACCTCTGTCGCACTAATAGGTGTGCCTTCCCGCCGCCCTAAAGTCTCGTTATACAGAGCCCGATTGATGTTATGCCGCTGATCTTTCAGCACAAGATCGGCAACATTGAAATCCCCACCGGGTGAAAGCGGCTGTAGACCAGTACTGTCAACGCCACGCGGGATAACGGTGCCGGGAACTAAACGGATGTTGTCAGAATTGATTACACTGTCATCGTCGCTCTGCCATATCCCGGCAATCGACATTTCTGCGTTCTCAAGGATTAACTGAACTGTCAAATTGCACGTTTTAATCGCACTCATAGCGTTGAATGCTGGGCCGCGCCCATAAATCTCACCGCTACCCTTGCTCCAGCGGAAAGATATCCACGGATTAGAGCCTATGCCTACAAATTCATCCTCAAATATGTAGGCTTTTTCTTCTTTATCTATGACCTTGTATAGATAGACCTCTTCTTCGGGCCTATCCCAATCTCGCGACACTATCTCGACAATATCTATCTTATTGTTTTCAGCGGGGTTCATGTGGCCCCTAGCCATGGCCCCCATTTTGTCGCTCATGTTCTTTGTTACTCGCCCTGCCGGCCAAATAATCTTGACCTCGCTTGGTTCTACCTTACGCAATCTCATTTGCGTATCTACATTACCAAACGGCCCCTCTCCCAAGTAAACTTCATGCGTAGGCACGCTTTGGAATCTTAAAGGCTGCGTGGCGCTGCCTTCCCAACAGGTCAGATTTCCCGTGCCTAGCGAAAGATCAAGAAAACTTTCAAATGCTTCTGATTGGAAGTTAGACGATTGGAGATATTGGAATACCTCTGCGTTAACTTCGTCTAGCTGCCCTTGCAGAAATGCAACATCAACGTCTTCCATATTTCGCATGACAGCGGGGGTGGGGGCTAGGCGTATCCACCGCATATTATCCGGCACCATGCCTGCAAGCATGCGGCTGGCGAACTCTTGAACTCCAACGACTGCCGTCTCATCGAAGATGAGATCGTCCCTTCGCGTGCCGGGGGAGAACTCACGCAACCCGTCTCGCGCTGGCATCGTGTAGTCGTAGATTTCTTGCCAGACACTTTCCCATGTCTGCCGCCTGTGTTTTGCTCGCTCAAACCGGGATAAGTCATCTGATACCGACATTACGCACGTCCCAAGGTATCTTGCACCTTGTCATCATCGTCAAAGCCCGCCTGCCCCTTGGCAAACAGGGAACGGCTACCGCGTAGCCGCCGCTGCACCGCGTCTTTTTCCTCTTGCGCTGCCCTAGCTAGGCGCGATGTCTCTTCCTCTGCCCTGCGTTTGTTCTCTTCACGCAGTCTTGCAAGCTCTGGATCAGGTGCGGGAGCCTTGGGTCTTCCGCCAAAAATACTACCCATGACTATTTCCTTTCTGCGCGTAAATAACCGTGCCGCCGTAGCGTTTTAAAGCACAGAACAACTGATAAGGCGTAAGTATAAAGCCGCGCAAGCCTAAAAGTTGTTTGATCCATGATACACAGTAGATTGGAATAGTGCCATGCTTTGTAGCTGGGGGCAATTCTTGACTATTAATCTCAATACAAGCCCCCTTAGTACGAAGCATGTAAAAAATACTGTCTATCTGTTCGCCTTCCAATGCCTCTATATGCAAGCGGTAGGAAGACCATTCTAAAAACCACCAGCATTCCCTTTCCGCCATATAATAAAAGCAAAAACAATGGCGAAAGCCGGGGCGCGTAAGCCAACGCCACGGTTTCGGAACGTCACCATCGATAAAACCTATAAACCACCTTGCCGGAGGTTCGACCATCCTGCCCTCTTTTTCGATCCGCGCATATCCCACACAGAGAAGTCGCGCTTCATAACGCGAGATGCCTTCAAGGGGGACACGCCTAGAACTGCCTTCCCTTCCCCGCCACCAAGCGCCAAATACTGCAACGCATCATGCACATGGCTGAACTTATTCTTGCTCGGCCTGTCTTCATAACGCGCCTCGCCGCTAACTGCCAACCTGCGGTAGTGGTAACCACTCCTAAACCCCTGCCTTAACGTCTTACAGCTAGGGTCAAGCAACAAGCCGGGGAGCCCATCGACCATCCGGTTAAGCATGCTCTCAACGGATTCTATACGCACCACCGGGTCGTTTGTATGTGTGGGCATAGCGTTAATACCCAAGGACTTTAGTATTCTAAACGGGGTCCGCTCGTCAGTCTGCGCCCTCTGATCGCCAGCAGGGTCGCCATAGAAGTGAATATCGCCTACACCGGGAAACCTTTTATGCAATTCAGAGCGCAATAGCTCACCAAAGCGCTGCGTTCCCATGTCCATCGTTACTAATTCGCCCAGCATAACCCATCTGCCATTAGATAAGCGCTGTCCAAAGACCGCTGCGGGCGTAAGGCCGAAGTCCATGCCAACAAATAAGGGAATGCCTTCAATGTACTCAAGCGGGGTAGTGCTTACATGCACCTCATCGTTGTACGTCGGGTAAACACGCCGCCCCTCTTCAATGCTGCCAAGGCGGTTCAATATATAAACGTCAATCCAAGACTTTGTTTTCCCCTGCACTATCTTTTCGTAGTAGGAGGGCGTCAGGTTCTGCACATTCTCAGCAACCGGGTTGATCTTATACCCAATAATATCCTTACCAGTGCTGTCCATGATCTCAAGCATGCCGGGAGGCTGCTGGAAGAACGACCAATCCGGCGGTTTGCGTAGCATGAGTTGCTCTTCATGCGGGATATTCTCAGGGATTGGTGTCATCCCCGCCATGATAGGCCACCAGTGGTCTTCTTCCGGTGCGTTGGTGTCCATAATCATGCCATACCAAGTAGGCCCACCGTCCTTCATACTGGGGAACCGGCCCAACCTCATCGAGGAGGCGTCAATTACAGCCTTGGGTATCTGGCGTGCTTCGTTAACCCAAATGCCTGTGAACTCCAGAGACAGCAACTTATCAACATCATCCGGCCTATCAAGCGCCAGGAACAAGACTTCGCAATCAATGTCGCCAATCTTGATGTTATGCGTATACGGGACCGTCCAGTTGAACTTTCCGAACACATGCTCTGGGAACCAATCTAGCCACGTCTTGATAGACGTAGTTTTCAGCATAGGATTGGTGTTTCTTATCACTCCCCAGCGGGTCTTACGCCTTCCATCCAATCCTCTATCTTGTTGAGCCGCGCGACGGAATATCTCAGCACAGCACGCACTCGACGTACCGCTGCCAACAGGCCCCATGATGCCCCTGATGAACGAATCGTCTCGCATAAAGCGGAGCAAGACATCGCCACCCGGCTTGTAATTAAAATCCATATATCACCGAATTTGGGCTTCTTCCCACATACGCCGGTTTTCAACTGCAAGGCGTAACCTCTTTTCCAGAACACGCGGCCCCCACGATTCAATCTGCCTGTCTGCTTGCTCATTCGTTAACTCACGCTGCCTGACGCCACACATCTTATAATGCACCGCCTTCGCAACACGGCGAAGCAGCATATGGTCTTTAAAGGAAAGCCCCTCAACGAACTTAGAAGCGCGGCTTGTCTCCAGTATAAACTCAGTCATTTCTTCTTCTTATAAGGAGACTTCTTAGGAGACTTCTGGCCCTGCTTTGGCTTCTTTGCTTTCTTCTTATACATGCGTCTTAACCTTTCTTGCCTGTGTCACTAACAACTCAAAGGCAGAAGGCCCAGTGCGCCTCTGCGCCATGAAATACTCACCTTTATCAACCGCCTCACGCAGCTTTGCCCAAGAACGTAACGGGCAGGAAGCCAACATAACCCATTCGCCGGGAGAACGTGAAACAGCAACCTTCTTCCAGCGGCTCATTCCTTGCCCTTCTTAACCTTCTTGAGTGGCTTGTCAGGCGACATTAAGTCGCGCAACCGGAACATAGAATCCTCAACTGCGTCAACCGCTTCAGCCAGTACCTCCAATTCCTTTTCGTGTACCTGCATCCTCTTATGTAGAGAATTACCGCACCTACGGATTCGCTTTTCTAGCTGACCAACTGACTGCATAGAACCTCCTAAGAAAAACCTAAATTACATATACCTTAATAGAGCCTTTTTTGGGAAAACTTTTTTTGAGAAAACTGCGTGTATGGGACATATATAGAAAACTCGCGGCAAACTTTTAAAGGCATGGTAACCAGAGCAACCCAACACCCAGCTCGCAAGCTCGCCCCCCGTTACCCCCGGCCCCTACCCCCTCCCCGGGTAGGGGAGCTACTAGTACACAGGTATGGAGCGAGTGGGTATATGTCTCGCTAACTTAGGTCGATGTTGATACGGAGATCACCTTCGACCCTCGTCACATCAGGCGCCTTGAACCCAGCACGGTCGAGCAAATCCTTCGCCGCCTCAAGCTGGACATACTCGCTCTTCGCCACCTGACTAAGCCTAGCTACCGTGTTGTACCCCATCATCGCAGCTGTACCACGCCTGTTGCCTAGCTCAGCTAGCAGCCATTCTTGTACCTTGGGGAGAGACAGTATCCTTGATACCTGCGATTTGTGCCTATTCAACTGCTTAGCTATGCCTGCGCCTGTCAACCCGTCGATAGCATGTAGCTCCATTACCTGCCGTTGCAGCTGGGTGAATGTCACTGCTTGCTCATGCTTCGGCTTAGTCCTCAGCGGCCTCTTGCGTTGCGGGTTAACGACCAGTCCGTTGGATTCTTCTGCCATCTATTTGTGCCTCGCTATGCTCGGGGTTGACTGAAACAAACGGTATGCCGAACTGCATGGGGGTGAGTAAATAGGCACCGCTTCCGTTGGCCCTGTCAATGCCCAGTATATCATTATGAATACATTAGGGAATTAACGTTGTGCAGAGCAAGGGACATAAATAACCGATCTCATAATAATGCCGGGTAGCAGCGCTGGTAGACGGGCATCAAGCAGCCTCTCGCCTTCGGCTCGTTGGGCCGCTTGACGCTCCGTCTTCCTAGCGTGCTGACCCGTTGTTATTAAGTTAAAAAGAAAGAGGAGACGTGAATGGAAGCGTTAAAAAACATGCTAACAGTCGCACTACTAGCGACCATGACATGCCTAGTAATCGTAAGTGTAATTGCCGTAATTGACTTGATACTGCACTCATTCCTCACTCTGTGAGGATTGCGGGGAAATGACACATATTCCCCACAAGCTCGGCGGTCTTCCTTCGTCAGACCACTTCCCTAAAGCCTTCGGCATTAGGAAACCATGTAAGAACATGGGTTGCTTGGCAAGGAAGGAGGGGTCAGGAAGACGCCGCAATATTGTCATAAGTTCGCCACATTTTGCACACAATTCAGAGCGATACTTCAAATGTTCAACAACAACCACCAACCTTAGAGGATATTGATATGCCTAAGATTAAATCAGAGAGCCCAAGGAACAGCGCCGAGGCAATAGCCCACGCGCTCGTTGAAATATTTTCGCCGCTGCTAGACGAGCCGCGCGACGAAACGTCGACAGCGCCGGTGCCAGAAGAAACCGACCGCAACTTTCATTACAACTTCGACAGCGTTATTGGCGCAGTACACAAGCGCTATCAGAAGGCCGAGGCATTCGAGGCGCAGACGCAACTTGCCTACCAGAAGCGCCTCGAGACTGACCCCGACGAGCAGGACATACGCACGTCGAACGCTAGCATCTACGCAACCCGCGCGGGTAACGCGTGGCTTGCCGCCCTTCAATTGCGCAACGCATTCGACGAGGCCTACGAACGCCTGACGGGTACGTGTTTCGAATTCGAGACATGGCAGAAAAACATGGAAGCGTTCTATTCTGGCGGAACTAAGCCGAACGCTGCGAAAGCCAAAGCCAACGACGCAGCCGCAGAGCTAGCCAAACGCAAGGCAGCCATGGGGCTGTAGCGCAACCCACACGGGCCGGTCAGGCGAGTGCTTGGCCGGTCCGTTTTATTTTAGCCTGGGTAATGAATAGGCACCCGTTACAGGTGCCACTTTATTTATATTTCAAGGTGTTAACTCCAACCAGTGAGGCAAAATGCAGTATGAAACAAACGGTAAAACCCTTCCGCAATTGCAAGAGGCGCTCGACCAAAAGCTAACCACACCCGAAGAAATTATTTGCACATTACAAATTCGTGCAGATAAACCGACATGCTCAGCAGGCAAACAACGCCGCACGCTAGAGGCAATCGAACGCCTCCAATTAACTGGGCGTGTCATTGCTACCACCCCTAACAAAGGTGCCATGTCCTCTAATAAGAAGGCAAAGCAAGCCACCACCAAGGACCCCTTCCTTGCCACAAAACGTCTCAACGATCTGGACTGGTGGAAGAAGCATGTTACTGCCATGGGAAACGAAGAAAAGCAGCAGTTGCTGACCCATCTTCTTAATTCAATGGGCAACCAGCCCGTTGTTATCGTCATAAATAAATAGAGGCCACGCACACATGGAACGCAAAGTTCTTAAGCAAAAGATCGTCGTCAAATCTCCAGAAGAAGTAAAGAAAGGAGACGAGTTAGTTATCATTGAAAAATATAAGGTGATTAACACCATGCAATTAAAGGAAGGCAGTCGTTACGACTGGAGAATCGTCACGAATAA